CGACTATTTGTTCCCAAGTTCCTCTACAATGTAAATACCATCATACACAACTTTATTCCCATCTTTTGTCGGCTTATCAGTTCCTTTTATCCCGATATGTAGAGCAATCTCGTAATCAAAGATAGAATCTTTCGAACCTATATTCTTTACTGTAGGCTCTATTATCAAACATGGAAGATCAATATCTGATGGAGGATTATTATTGTCAACTCCGATCATTACAAGCAGAGATCTGTTAAAATTCAACATGCAAAAATCGTCTATATCGCCAGACGCAAGAACAATTGTTGCGATAAACTCTGAAATATCTTTATTTACAATCATCATACTGCCCTTTTGCTTGGATTGATTCTTGTTGCATGTCTAACAAGTGCTTTGGAGTACTTATCACGTATTATCCCGATAATGTTTCCCTGCATAGAGTTAAACGCTGGATACACAACTGGTCTAGCAACTCGCTGTATGTAACCTTTGTTCGCTGCTGCTCCCCACTTATTAGCTCGAAAAAACTTCTTTTGCTTTTCTGTAAGAGTTTGTCTTCCGCCATGTTCTAAGAATCCACCTATCTTGTGGACTCCACCTTGACCCTTTACGTATCTTGATGACACTTTTCTTCCGTTACGATAAATAGGTGCGTCATACCCCTTGAAATCAATATACCCGACTTTCGAGTGCAAATATATATCTGATACTTGATATTTCAAGAACTCCGCCATATCATGAAGCTCTTTGCATCTTTGTGTGAGAATCTACTGTAATACCTGCTTTTATTTGACTTTCCGTCTGCTGTTGATGACAGTTTTCTTCTACCACTAAAATATGCCCCATAGCTTCTATTTCCATAGCTTCTAGCTTTTTTCATCATAGCATCACGCATCTTTACGCTTGCGTAATTTAGTGCGTCCATTGCGTACCCGTGTGACACCATTCTCAGCTCTTGAAGCATCGGTGTCGCTGTATCAAGGACTATCATCTAAATCTTCCTTGAGTATGTTTTCTTGTACTAACTCTATCTTTAGATACATCAAGTTTATATCTATTGTTTATTCCCGAAAAACTATCTATTACCCAAGTGTCGGTGTCGATCGTTATCGAGTCGTATATTGATGGCTTAAATTCAAGGTAAACAAAAATATTTGCGTTGTCGCTTACCAATCTGCCCTCGCTATATTGATCTCTTAGGTTGACATCCTCTATTATCACACTCACTTGGAGTTCAGATCCATCTTCATATTTTTTATATGTCGCAACTTGTGCGAATTCATCTGTATTTGATACAGCGTTTACAAAATCTGATGTTATCTGCTCTGCCAAAGTCATGCGATATTCCTATTTCTCTTTTGACTTTTTAGTTGATTTTTTTTCTTGTGTGCTATCTACAACTAATTCAACCAAGTTTGCGACAAGAAGCGAGTTCGCAACTTCTTTGTCACACTCAAAAGTTTCTCCAACAGCAAACTCATTGCCCTTATAGACAATGCTTCCTTTTACTACTTTAACTTTCATTTTATACTACTTTATTACACATAAACGCATTGATCTGCGTTGGTACTGGAAGTGGAGCAGATTGGAATAGTACAAATCTAACTGATGGATCTTCTACTTCCCAAGTTTTAGGAAAAATAGCTCCAACGAAGTTTCCTGAGCGCAAGTCTTTGATTGCCCCATAGTTGAGAACTGTCTCAGCCATAGTTGAACCTAATAATACTTTGTCTGCTGGGAATAGTTCTTGTTCTACTCCTGCATCATCTGTATAAAAAGCATCGTATGAATAAATATCAAGTCCCTCTACAGTTCCCCAATATGTAACACCTTGCCCTAAGTTTTCAGGTTTTACTGCGCCTAAGTCAATTCTTCTTGAATCTAGGTATCCTTGAACTTTCGCATTTGCAGCAAAAGCATCGATTACATCTGAGCCCATTACACACTTGTCTGGCATAACACCACTGTCTTTTACAACTTCACGCTTCCATGCTCTTAAGTCTTTAATAGGATCTGATCCTGAATCAGTCCACAATGCTGTTCCTGTTAGTGTTTTTAAGTGTGAGGTTTTCATCTGAAAATCAACTACATCATTTACGCCATCTCCAACTACGGACACCTGCCCAGTTGTGATCGCAGAAGTAGCCATAAATTCAACACGTCTTACGATAGAATTTACACCCTCTTCAAACTCTCTTACAGCTTTTTCTACTGCTCTTTCAGTTGGCGTTTTGCTGTCAGCATAAAAAACTCCGTCAGTTCCACGAGCAACTTGTTCAGCTTCAGTTGCATACTTGAATTTAATGTATGCTGGCTTATAAGAACTCACTGTCTTGCCTTGAGACTCCATTAGTTTTCCCTCAATGCGAGGTGCTACAAAAGGTGCTAGCTTGCGCTTCCCATCATAAATTTCAACGTCAATATGCTCCGCTGTATTAGTATCTACATTTGAAAAAAACGTATCCACAATAAAAGATGGCGCAGCTTTCACACTGTTTACCGATTGAACTAATTTTCTTGATTCAAAAATTTCTAACATCTATTTCTCCTTGCTTACGCTGATGTTTTTAAGAAGATACTAAGGCTTCTTAATCCGTCTTTTGTACTTTCAGCCGTGTGAGCACCGCCAAAAGTCATTACATTTGAGTTTACCTCGCCTCCAAGTAATACAGAACACACTGTATCGCCCGCTGTTGCATCTACGTCTTCGTTTAATACAGCGTATGGAGCTTCAGATCCGTCCGTTGCAGTATCAACGCTAAGCGTAAGCTTCCCGGACGCTGTGATTTTCCCGAGTAGTGCTCCTCGTGTTAAATTTTGACCTGCGATTAAAACACCGCTGTCAGTAACAATATCCCCGCCAACAATTAAATTGTCGTATGTCTGTGTACCTAATACAGCCATTATAAATCTCCTTTGTTTTGTTTAGCGATAACGGCGCTGATAATGCTGTCAACAACTGAAGCATCATCATCGTGTTCGCTGTTTAAATTTTCTGATGGTTTGTTCTCCATCGCATCTAACGCAAAATCCATCACTTCTTGAAGTGTTGCACCTGCCTCTAAAAACTCTTTTTCTTTTGCAACTGAAACAACACTTCTGTTTGCCCCTGCAAAAGCAATAATTTCAGCTTTTTTGCCAGATTCTTCAAGTAGTTCGATTTTTGCGTTAGCTTCTTCCAAAGCGTTTTGCGCTTCTTTACTAGATACCTCTAGCGCATCTGCCTTAGACACGATAGCATCAAACTCTTCCTTAGATATACTCATATCTACTCCTGTTTTTGGATTTTCTATTTTGTCGGCAGATTGCTCGGTTGGTATAGATACCAAAGATGCAAGAACGTCTTTTATGTCTTTGTTATAACCTTCTATTTTGCAATGTTCTTTTGATGAATTTAGGCATGATGCAAATTCGTTTTTTATAACAGCAATTGCTGAATCTTTTGATACGTTTTTTTCAACATTTACTAGCTCATCTATGAAGCCGTTTTCAAGCATTTCGCTACCATACAAATATGTCTCATCGTCCATCATCTGTTTTATCTCTTTGATCGGCTTGCCTGTCTTGTCAACATACATATTTGCCAATGTGTTCGAAAGAGCATCAAGATGTTTTGCTGTATCCCTTAATTCTTTTGCGTTTCCGTATGTAAATGTCAATGCGTTGTGGATCATATATGTTGAATTTGAATATGCCTTTACTGTATCTCCTGCCAACAAAATATAAGATGCCATAGATGCAGCCATTCCTTTGTTGATCGTAGTAATATGCCCTTTGTCGTATTCAAAAAGTGCGTTAAAAATTGCAACACCCTGATAGACACTGCCCCCAACGGAGTTTATATGAACTTCAATGTCTCCGCTTATGTCTTTTAGTTTGTTTATTACCTCTTCTGATGTAACGTCCCATCCTATCTCGCCAATTATGTCTATTTTATTCATTTTTGTTTCTCCTTAATAACTGATGCAGACTCTTCATCAACAAGTCCAGCTTTTTTTAATATTTCACGCTCTCGTACTCTTTGCGCAACTACTGCCTCAAAATCTTTACCTTTTGATTTAGCCACTTCACTTAAAGTTGTTATTCCAAGCTCTATTTCTTTTGCGACCGCATTAGTCTCTTTTAGTGGGTCAATCCAAGTTCTCTCTGGTGTTATCCAAAGTGGTTTTACAAACTTTTTCTCATGCTTGAAGTAATCAGCAGAATTTACTGATCTTATATTCCCTTTCATAAACATTGTTTTTACGAAAAGTCTATAAATTGGATTTAGAAAAGAAGTCGTCATGTGTTGTTGGTTTTGTGTAAATACTTTATGATCTTGGATTAAAGATGCTCTTGCTGATGAAAAATTTGTTTTCGTGAAGTCTTTAAAAGCAAGCTCATATGATACTTTTCTTCCAGACGCAATCATTCTTATTGTAGTGTCAACAAAATCTTTATATCCAGTCCCACTTGCAGTCGGATCTATTACTTTTAGTTTTTGCCCACTATTTAGATACTCAACAAAAACTCCATTAAGCATTTCAACTGGGTATTCAACTCCATCAATGCTTCTCGTTTGTACTGGTCTTGCGTTTGTTCCCTCTGATTCAACAACATATGATATTCTTGCTCTTGCATCCGCACTTGTTAATGTTGAATCATTGAAACTTGCGAATGCTTGCAGGCTTGTAATTATCTGTTTGTATTCTGATACTCCCCTATACTGTGAAAATCTATTCTCACTCTTGTAAAAATTAATAATATTTTCTGAGTTTACTGAGTACCTTTTGTTTGTATAGTTGTCTTGAAAGTGATACTTTTGTATTTTCCCAAACTTGCTTAACTCAATTCCGTCAACAATTCTCGAAAGCCCACCATAATTAATATTTTTTGCTAGGTTGTCAACTTCGATGCCTTGAACAGATAAAGGGAAATAATTATCTTTTCGAATAACTTTTTGAATAAGAACTTCTCCATCTGTCATTCTTTGCCCTAATAGCATCCTTTGAAACTCATACAGTCCATATCTTCCTGTAACATCAAAGTTTTCAGCTTCTATGAAATCTTCCCATAAAGCTTCTATTTCATTGTCGAAGTCTTTTATTCCAGTATTGGATTGGAATCTTATTCCAGCACCAACAGAATTATTTATAATAGTTTCATCTATATTTGATACGATCGGATTGTTTGCGAATAACCATCTCGCTCTTGCTCTCATTGTGTCTCTGTCAACACTTGCAAGATCTTCAAAGTCAGCGTTTGAAGCGTGATTGAATTTTGAATTTACTAGAGTTTGCCGTCCTGCTTCATAGAAATTTGCTTCTTCTTTGTGCAATGTATGTTTTTTGAATATTTTCTTAAAAGGAAACATATCTTTTTCCATTTCCAGACACTATCGACAATGCTTCGACTTCACTTATGTCATCTCTTCCGCAAGCTGTTGCAAGTTCAATATATCTCTTGTATTCAGCAACAATGTCTTTGTAATTTACATATCTGTTTGACTGCAACCCTTGCTTGTACTCTTGGGAGTTCTCTATTTTTTGGATTGTTGCATACTTTGCATCAATAATTTCTCGCAATGTCACTGGCAATTCTCCAATTTCAAAATTTATTAATAGAAGTTTCTCATAAAAAATTGCAAAAATTTATAGTAATTTTCGCACAATGCTTAAAGTAATATTAAGAACATATAATGTATTCCCCTGTTTTAGGTAGTTAATAAAACGAATTTGACAAAAAAAGCTATGTGATTGAGATATCACGGGCTGACACCGACCCCTATGTTATTTCCCGTTGTCTTACAGTACCTTTTTAATAAAACGCCTAAAATAGGGGCTTCGATATAAAAAACACTTTTGATTTTTCAAGATATTGCATATTTTTCCAATTTCTTAAGATTTAAAATTAATCGATCATCAAAATTTGATAAATATCTCAATTTATGATTTACTATCAACGAGCATGCTCCAGTCGATACAATATTAAATGTCATATGCTGTCTATGATCTTAGTTATTGTTGTGATGTTTGTTTTATGATTGTGTGGAGTGTAGTGTATAAGCAGATCTAAGAGGACGCTTAGTATATGCCCTCTTAGTTAAAAAGTTTTTTAGTAGTGCTGCATGAATAATCTTGAAGCCCAGTAATAAAGCAGTCTACCAATGGATCGCCATTCATTAATATTGACATGTACTCATTGCGCTGCATCCCTTGCAATAGCTTCAACTTATTTACTTTATTATTTATAACCCTTGCAGTCTTCCCAGTTGCTTCGATCGTTTCTATTATGTTCCCGTTGTCTTGATTGACTATCATCGCTTTAAAGTGTAGCATTGTAATATCCTCCCGCCATTAACTAAATATGTAAAAATATACAATTGCGATAAAATAAATTA